GACAACGATCCGCGCAACAACTTCAGCTTTTCTGGCGTGCAAAACGTCAGCAGAGAAGGCGTGCCCGTCCCGGTTGCCTACGGAGAGGTGATCGTCGGTAGTGTTGTCATATCGGCTGGCCTAAACGTCGATCCGCTGGAGTGACATGCCAAAGGACACTTACGAATCAAAGCAGGTTGTTCGCATTATTGACCTGCTCAGCGAGGGCGAGATTGAAGGGTTCCCTTCGGCAAGCGGCCTGACAAAAGACACAAACCCATATTTCTTAGCGTCCCTTAAGGACACATTTTTCAACAACACGCCGGTTTTGGGGGCTGACGCAACCGTCACATCAAGCTCAACAAAAGATGATGCAGATATTGTTGAGAACTTTAATTTTGACATGCGTGCTGCGGTTTTTGAAAACCGTTTAGGCACTCAAACGCAACCGTTCTTACAAAATGTCGGCGATGCAAATCAATCGACCACTATCGTTAACGTTGAAGTTCCAAAAGCAACAACTGATAGCAACACACCTGAAGGCAGTTTTGTTCAAGACGGCACGCCAGTCACCAGACAGATTACGGACACTGATGTCACCTCTGTCAGGGTTACTGTTGGCAGCCCTGCACTAACACGCCAAAAGAACTCAACAGGTACGCTAAAAGGAATAAGAGTTGATTACAAGATTGAAATTCAATACAATAGTGGCGGTTTTAACCCTGTTGGTTTTGGCGATTACACCGGGGACGACTATCTAGGTAACGGCAATTTCAGGCTTGATGGATATACTCCCGACCTGTACCAAAGGGTTCACCTGATCAACATTGAAGGAGCTTTCCCTGTCGACATAAGAATCACGCGAACGTTTTTACTGAACTTCCCTAATGACATTATTCAGGATGCGTTGATTTGGTATGACTTCACGCAAAAGGTGAGCGAAAAAACACGCTTCCCAAATAGCGCATTGTTTGGGCTCAAGCTAGATGCACAGCAGTTCCCGAGCATCCCGCAACGTAGTTACAAGATACGCGGCATCAAAGTGCGTATCCCCCATAACGCAACTGTGCGTGCTGATGGTTCGCTTTCTTATTCAGGCACGTTTAACGGCACGCTGAAAACTACCAGAGAATGGACGACAGATCCGCCGTTTATTCTCTATGACTTGCTTACTAATACAAGGTACGGCCTAGGCTCGCAAATTCTTACGCCTGAGGAGCGAGCAAAAGACTCAGCAGGAACTTTCACTGGGGCTTCTGATACTGCCAGCAATCTTGACCTGTATAGCTTCAAGAAAGCCAGTGAATACTGCGGTGAGCTTGTAGATAATTTTGAGGGTGGTCAGGAACCACGATTTAGCTGCAACGTTCTTCTGCAAACGCAGCAGGAGGCTTTCAAGCTCATTGAGGAAATGTGCTCTGTGTTCAGGGCAATGCCTTTTTGGGAGGTTGGCGGCATCACTGTCTCTCAGGACGCCCCTGACGTTTTTGCATACACGTTTAATCAGTCGAACGTTACGCAGGATGGCTTCAGCTACTCAGGATCAAGCCTGAAAAATCGTCCGACCTGTGTATCTGTTAAATACTTCGACAACAACCTCAGGGACTTTGCTTACGAGCTGGTTGAGTTGGCAGAAACATCCTTCAAGCCCATTAGAAAATATGGCTACAACAAGCAAAACATCACGGCCTTTGCTTGCACAAGCCGGGCGCAGGCGCGTCGTCTGGGCCTTTGGTTCCTTTACTCAGCGCACAATGAAACTGAGGTTTGCAGCTTCCAAACTGACATCGCTGCTGGCATCACCGTTCGGCCAGGCGACTTGATCAAGATTGGTGATCCTGTCCGTGCTGGCAAGACAGTTGCGGGCCGCGTTACGTCAGGCTCAACAACAACAGCAGTCAAGTTAGACCGCAGCGACGTTGACATGTTCGGCACGCAAGCGCCCAGCACTTTTACGCTGAATGTCATTACTGAAGGCCGTAACGCCGATGGCTCAGCCAAGACTGATCCAAGAACAGGTGCGTTGATTTATGAGGTTCAGGCTGTTGCTGATTCAACGATTGTCGGCAACACGGTTACACCTGGCGCAACGCTAAACAGTGCGCCTGTTGCTGGCAGTGCTTTCGCCATTGGCTATGACGGGTTGGCGTTGAGTTTGTGGCGTGTTCTTACCGTTGTTGAGAATGAAGCAACCTATGAAATCACTGCCTTAGCGCATGAAAAAGACAAATATGCAGTTATTGAAGCTAGCCATACATTTACGCCACGCGATGTAACGCAGCTAGCTGAAAAGCCAGATCCAGTTACCAACCTGACTTTAGTTGAAGAACTTTATGAGGAAGGCGACAAAGTTTTGCAGCGAGTCAAGATCAACTGGCAACAATCAGCACGCGCAAAAGAATATGAAGTTGACTACAAGTTTGATGATGATAAACCTATAACTCAAATTGTAACGACAACAGGTTTTGACATCCTTGATAGCGAGACTGGTGTTTATGAGATCAGCGTTACAGCGATTGGTTATGGCTTAGATGTTGAGCAAACGGGCAAGCGTCGTTCTTCGCGCACCACTGGCAAGATCACCACGGTTGGTAAGAAAGCGGCACCAAGCAACATCGCAAGCCTAAATATCACGCCGATCGATCAGCACACGGCAGAGCTGCATTGGCCGGAAGCTGCTGACTTGGATGTCCGCAATGGTGGAACGGTTGAGATCCGGCACAACCCACGCACCACTGGGGACATCAAGTGGAGCGGTAGCGAAAAAATTGTCCCGGCTGTCAACGGCAGTTCAACCAGAAAAATTGTTCCGTTGTTGTCTGGTCATTATCTTGTCCGCGCAAAGGATTCTGTTGGCAACTATGCAGTTGAATCCGGCATCCCTAAGGTTTTGGTCGAGCTGCCAGAGCCTCAAGATTTAGAAGTCGTTCAGACCTACACAGAAAGCCCTAACTTCACTGGCACGTTTTCGCAGTCTTTCAACAGCGTCACAGAGGGCGGCATCACCTTGTCAGGTAAGGGCCTGATTGACTCAATCGCTGATTTTGATGCTGTAACCAACCTGGACTTCTTTGGCGGGGTCCAAAGCACAGGCAACTACGTCTTTGCCAATACGCTTGACCTTGGGGCGAAGTTTGACGTTGAGCTGCTAGCAAACCTGCAGATGAAGTCGATCAACCCTGACGACTTCTGGGATTCGCGAACCAACCTTATTGACACCTGGAACGACATCGACGCTGACGACCTGTCGGAAACCAATGCTGAGCTGTATGTCAGAGCCACCAATGACGATCCCAACGGCGCTTCGCCTACTTACGGCACTTGGGAGCCTTTTGCTAACTCGACTAAGCGCGGGCGTGGCTTCCAGTTTAAGGTTGAGATGGAAACGGAAAATGACACCCAAGACCCTGTGGTTGAAACGTTGGGTGTGTCAGTAAAACTGCAGCGCCGGACTGAGCAGGAGCGCAACATCAGCAGCGGCACAAGTTCAAGCGGCAAGGCCGTGACGTTCCCTTCTGCCTTCTACAGCACGCCAAGCATCACCATCACGGCGACCAACATGGCTACGGGTGACTTCTTTGAGCTGAGCAGTGTTAGCAGGACTGGCTTCACCATTACGTTCAAGGCATCTGGCGGTAGCATTGTGGACAGGACATTTGATTATCAAGCCGTTGGCCACGGCAAGGAGATCACCTGATGGCACAAGCAACTGACTATTCACTCGCTAACCAATCAGGCTCGGCATTTAGGACAGAACTCAACTCGATCCTTGGAGCGGTCCAGACGCTCAACAGCGGGTCATCAGCGCCGAGCAACTTGGTTGCTCACATGGTGTTTTTAGACACCAGCACCACACCGGCAACGCTCAAGATCCGCAACGCCGCCAACGACGGTTTTATCACCCTTGGAACGGCATCAACTAACTTCGGTCTGGTCAGTGCCTCTGGTGCAACCTTTACGGGTGACATCACGTTAAACGCGCAGTCTGATGTGCGCTTTGCTGATTCGGACAGCAGCAACTACATCGCTCTTCAGGCTCCCGCCACTGTTTCCAGCAATGTCACGTTCACGCTGCCTGATGCTGATGGCAGTGCAAATCAGGTACTGAAGACTGATGGCTCTGGTGCGCTTGGCTTTGCCAGTTACCTGCTGTTGAGTGAGACAACAAACGGCCAAACCGTAACTGGTGGCGTTCGTAGCAACATCGTCACGCTGACCGATGCGGCCAACATTGCTTACGACATGGATGACGGAAATAATGCAACAGTCACGCTCGGCGGAAACAGAACATTAGACAACCCATCGAATATCACTGTGGGTCAGTCTGGTTCAATTTTTCTTGTGCAAGATGGATCGGGCTCTAGAACCTGTAGTTTTGGGTCGTCGTTCGACTTTGCTGGAGGAACCGCGCCAACGCTCACAACAACTGCAAACGCCGTAGATCGTATTGATTACGTCGTCCGCACCACTACTTCAATCCACTGCGTTTTCACTGCTAACTACTCATGAGCGTTTTTCATAACAACGCCCTTATCGGTGCTGGCACTGGAACGGCTGACGCTGCTGCTGCAGGGCCGATTAAATCTCTGCGTTTCAACGACGGTGATAGCGCATACCTCAATCGCACCCCATCGTCTGCAGGCAACCGCAAAACATTTACTATTGCTTTTTGGGCAAAAAGAACAGAGCCATCAACAGCAAGCAAAGGAATAATTAGCGCAAGATCATCAGGCAATGGTGATTTTATCCGTTTTTCGGATGACGGTCCAAACAATCTGAGGGTATATGGCGATGGCAGCTATGATATACAGACAACACGAGTTTTTCGTGATGTATCAGCTTGGACTCATTTTGTTATTGCTTTTGATACTACTCAGGCCACAACGGCAGACAGAATAAAAATCTATATCAATGGTGTTCAGGAAACAGCTCTGAGTGTCACCACTTATCCAAGCCAGAACGCTGACACAAGATGGAATAGCACTATTCAGCATGATATTGGCAGGATACAAGGCGGGAACGCATACATGGATGGATATTTGTGTGACATATTTATGGTTGACGGTTCTCAACTAGACGCCACATCATTTGGGGCGTTTGACGATAACGGCGTCTGGCAAGCTGCAGCGTACAGCGGAACATTTGGTACGAACGGATTCCATCTGCTGGATTTCGCTAATGAGTCAACAGTAGGCCACGATTCAAGTGGCAATAACAACGACTTTACGGCAAACAACATTACGAATGAAAGCCCAAGATCGCTTCCAGCTGTAAACTTTGACGGCACTGGCGATTATTTAAGTCTTGCTGATAGTGACGATTTCTATTTAGGGAGCGGTGATTTTACGATTGAAGCTTATGTGTATGGGAAATCCTTTGGTACGTTTGAGGGCATTATTGGTCAATGGCCCCAAAACGGCGGCAATGTTGCCAACAGTTTTATTCTAGAGGCAGTAGGGGGTGATCTAGAGTTTTACTACTCTGTTGGCTCAACAGTTTATGGGCCGATTCAAGGAGGCACTCTTACTACTAATAAATGGCAGCACGTTGCAGCAGTCAGAAGCGGCAACACTATGTATATATTCATTGATGGAGTGATGTACGGGAGTGGGCAATCGGTCACTCATACTTTTAACAATGCAGCGTCTGCACTCACGATTGGGGGAGAATATGTCAGTTCAGCTGGCATGTGGAATGGTTACATTTCAAATGTGAGACTTGTTAAAGGAACTGCCCTTTACACTGCAAATTTCACGGCACCGGCGACACCATTAACCAACGTAACTAACACCAAGCTGCTTTGCTGCCAATCAAATTCTTCTGCAACTACAGCCGCTGTTGCACCTGGAACGATTACTGCAAACGGTGATGCCTATGCAGGCCAATTTAGTGATTCAACATCGGCCCATGACGTTCTGTTTGACGTACCAACGAACGGCACGCAGTCAGACACTGGTGCGGGCGGAGAAGTCAGCGGGAATTACGCGACACTCAACCCACTAGACAACGGTGGTCAAACTCTGTCAAACGGAAATTTAGATATTGAAGGCGCGTCTGGTGCTTGGAAAACTACACGCGCCACAGTTGGTTTGAGTTCTGGTAAATGGTACTGGGAGTTCTTGCATGATTTTTCGCGAGCGACAAGCACCCGAGAGTGTATGGTCGGGATTGCAAAAGCAAACGCTACTCTTACTAACTACACAGGTTCAGATGCAAATGGATGGGGTTATTACGATATAGCTGGCAACATTTATAACAACGGATCAGGTGGATCTGCAATCGCTTCTTATGACAATGGTGACATAATTGGCGTTGCATTTGATGCCGATAACGGCAAGTTGTATTTCAGCAAAAACGGGACTTTTATTAATAGCGGCGATCCTGCTGCCGGAACTGGTGCGGTAGTAACAGGTTTAACGAGTGGTCCTTACTTCCCTGCTTTTGCGTTTTTTGGTACGGGTACAAATTCACCTGTAAACTTCGGCGCTAGAAGTTTTGCGTATAGCGCCCCAAGCGGATTTTCCCCGATATGCACAACGAACCTCCCGAC